AGTAAAGTTTTTTTCGCCTAAGTTTTTTACATCTTCGTTCAGTCTGTCTGAACTTCCCCAGTATTCACGCCAGTCACTTTCTTTATGACCTCTGCGTTTGTTTTTTTTGCCTTTTAATGGTGGCTTGGTTGTTTTAAATTTTGCTAACTTTTTGCCTACGTATTTTTGTTTTGTCTTTTTGTTTGTTATTAGATATACAAAGCCTTCGTATTCATCTGCGATAGTGTTTACTTTTTTACCTTTGTACGTCCAATGCATAAACTATGTATATGGATGTTTTCTATTTGTCTGCCATTTCTGGTTTTCTCTGTAGCCTCTAAGTACCTCTTCGTATTTCTTTGCTATTTCTAATTGTCTTGCCTTTGCTAATGTAATAAGTTTTCTAAGTTCTCTCCTAGCACTGCGTTTTGTTGCTTCACTAGGACTTTGTTCAAACTTTTCGTTTGCCTTAAAATATTCTAAATATGTTTTTACTAGTTCGTCGTGTGTGTCGTCTGTCATTCTACAATTTCAACATCGTTCTCGTATGATGTAAATCCATTTTCCTTAATAACTTTCATTACGTGATTCACTCTTCCAACAAGTTCGTCTTTATGCGAAATAAGAAAAACATTTTTTCTACGTTCTCTACCCATCTTTTTGAGTACAGCCAATGCTCCTTCAACTCCAGCAGTGTCCATACCACTATCAATAAGTTCATCAATGAATAATAAATTTACTCCTTGGTATAATGATTCCCAAACATCTCTAAATGCAAAACTCATTCCTAGTATTAGCCTGTTGCGTTCGCCTCTGCTCAAGTTATCAAAGTCTAAATCTTGTCCTAGTTGTGTAATCTCAACTGATAAGTCATTTTGGAATTCAACTTGATGTGGTAAGCCTAGTTTGTCTAAATAATAAGTGAGCCTGTTGTTCAAATATGCCAAGTTTTGATCAATTATCTTTTTACGTATAAAAGAATCTTTGTTTGTCAACAGTTTCAATAGAAACTCTTGGTGTTCTTTTACATTAGTCAAGTCATTTACACTTTGCCAATCAATTTCTTGAAGAGCTGTATTTGTTAAATCGTCAATCTGTGCTTGATAAGGATCTTCTTCCTGCTGTTTACTTACCAAACTTTGACGAAAGTTATCTACATTGTTTCTATGTTCATATGCTTCTTTTGCACTTTCATAAAAAGTATCTGGACGCCCGTTGATATCACCTATATCTGTTAATAAATTCATTGTTGTTTCTAGTTTATCAGCAACTTCTGTTTGATATGCAAGTGCATCGTTCAGTTCTTTTGTTTTCTTCTTTTCAATCTCAGCTTTTTTATCTGCGTGTAGCTCTTGTCCACAAGTATAACAAATAGCATCAACTAATTCTTCAATATCTTTCTCTGCTTTGTCAACAGTCTTAGTTGCTCTCATAAGTGCAGTTTCAAGTGTTGCTTTTTCTTTGTTAAGACTTGTAACACGATTGTTTAATTCCGTCCAATTAACTAATTTGTCGTGTGCTTCAAGTTCATTTTCAATATCTAGCTTTTCTAATTCTTCAATTGCTTTATCTAGCTTTTCTATATCTTGTTTTTGTTTAGCAAACCACGCTTTTTGTCTTCCTGCAAGCGTTTCAATGCTTTGTTCAATCTTTTTATTACTAGATTCGATAGCATTTATTTTTAATGTTGCTTCTGTGATATATTCTTTTGTTTGTTTTACTTTTTCCTTCAGTAAATCTGCTTTTTCAGTAAGAATTGTTATACCAAGCAACTGTTCAATGATTGCACGTTGGTCATTTGCTCGCATACTTAGGAAAGGTTCTGTATATGTGTTCAATGCAACAACGTGTTTGAACATATCGTGACTCATATTCAGTAAATCATCAATATCTTTTTGTGTTTGTCTACTATCACCTTGTGATTCGTTGATATCTTCTTGCTGTTCGTGATCATTTATGAAAAACTTGAGTACATTTGGTGATCTACCACGTTCTATACGATATTTGTTGTTGCCCTTTTCAAAATTTAGTGTAACCAACATACCTTTGCTGTTAGTTTTGTTAATTAAGTTGTTTCTCTTGATATTTGTTAGTGCTTGGCCGTACAAGGCGTAGGATAATCCATTGATTATCGTTGTTTTACCTGTACCGTTGCGTGATCCTGTATCGTCACCTCCTTGGTCTAAGTTTTCACCAAGCACTAGAGTAAGTTGCTCCTTGTTGAAGTCAACTGCCTGGGTAACATTACCCACACTCATAAAGTTTTTTACTGTGAGATCTTTAATTTTTATCATACTAACTCGTTATAAATGTCTAATAATAGTTTTTTATTGAACTGTTCGCTGTCAATTGCTTGAATCTCATTACTTACAATCTGATCTACACTTTCAAACTGTTCGATATCCAAGTCTGTGTTTATTTCTTCAATGTGTTTTTGTGGAATAAGTGTTATTTCTCTACACTTGTATTGTTCCATAAATGTTTCTTTAATATAACTGGCTTCTTCATAACTAATATCAATATCAAGTGTAACCCTCAAGTACATATTAGGCTTGATCAGTGTGTCTTTCTCATCAATTAACTGTGATAATTTAACTGTACGATACTTTGGACACGCTGGCCAGTTTATATATTCTGGTTCAGCATTGTTTTCTCTATCCAATATCATCATACCGCGGTCATCATCCCAAGCATCTGCATAGTTATGTGGAAACGCATTACCAATGTAATGTATTTTACCTTGCTTTTGCCGCTTGTGGAAGTGTCCACTAAACACATACTCTTGATTTTTGAAGTGTTCGCTTTTTAGATCTCCGTGATCAGGCATTTGTACCATTGCATTCATATAGAAACTAGGCAATTCAAAGTGTCCAAACAAGTATTTAGATTGTAACTTCTCCATTCGGCGCCATTCATCACCTACTAACCACGGAACTAGTGCTACATCATCAATAACTTGTATTTCATCTACTACTGTTATGTTAGGAATATGCTTTGCAAACTCTGTTGACTTTACATCACGCTTGTCTTTGTAGTACAAGTCGTGGTTACCTGCAAACATATAGAAGTTTTCAAATGCTTGACCTAGTTTTTCCAACAACTTAATGGTTGTATCCATAGTTGTAAGGTTCAAACTGTTCCTATTATGGTGCCAGTCACCGCAAAAGAGTCCTGTTTCACAGTTATTTGCCTTTGCTGTTTCAATATACCAATCAATATATGATTCACAGTCTTGATTATGAACACGTGAGTTACCTTTCATACCTAAATGTATGTCAGTAAACACTGCTGCTTTTTTAAACACGAATATTCTCCACTTCCCTAGCAGTATAGCTTAGTTTTTACAGAAAATCAACCTTATTTCTGCTCTGATTCTCTACGTAATGCTGCTTCCCACTCGCCTGAGTGTTGTCTTGTGTGTGAAGGATTAAGATTATTCATCTCTAATATGTCATCTCTTATGTTTTGATTGCGTTTTTCTAAATTAATGACACGCACAAAGCTATTAGTAACAGCAGCGGTATAATAAGCAAAAGGATTGTTGGATTTACTTTCATCAAATTGTAGTCCTATCTGTGACAATTGAAGGATTGCTTGTCCTTTCATTTCGTCGTTGTATGTATATCCACGTACATTGCCTCTAGTTGCATATCTATCAACTAACTTCATCCACATACGTGCAAGTTCATTAGTTGCTTTACCGTGTGTCTTGTCAAAATGTCCATTTTCCATTCCACCTTGCCAGTGACTTTTACCTACACAAACAAGTTCATCGTGTTCATCAAATTTATAGTGTTGAAATGGTGGAAAATTTAGTTTTGTTTTTGTATCTGCTATTGTTTTTGGTGTTTTCTTACGTCCAGGCTCGTCTGGAATGTGATCAAACATCATTACTCTAAATATTAATGAACTTTTGTCTATTGTTCTGTAGTCAACTTCGTATTCTGACATTTTAACTTTTTTGTTTACTGCTTTTGCTGTTTCATATGCTTCAGTTGACATTTTCTTAGCACGGTTTCTCTTTGCTTCTGCAATAGTCCTTACATTAATCTTTTCTATGCTTGGTAAAATAATATCATACACAGCATATACAGGATCAACATAACTACAAAATGTAGCTTTGCTTTTGTGTATTTCTTTTAACATATCTTTATTGTTAAGATAATTGATTCTCTTGGCCATAATTATTCCTTTACTTAATTCTATTATAAACTACGCACTTATTTTTGTCAACTAAATACATTATAGGAGTATCACTATGGCAATAGATCCAATTACAGGCATTGACACAAACGTTGGCAGTGAAAGCAACATACAAAATAAACAGAGCATATCTGACTTCTTAACGAACGTAAACCAGTTTATGAGCAACTTACGTAGTCGTAATTTATCACCAGGTGCAGAACCAGCAAGTGCAAAATATTCAACTGCTAATTTTAAACCTAGTAATGAATCCGTAGGTGAAGACTGGCGAGTACGAATAAGTGTTCCAGATATCAGCACGTTTAGATCAAGTCCTATTTTAGCACCACTTGCACAAACAGCAAACAACGTGGTGTTTCCTCTTGTGCCTAACATAACATTTCAGCATACAGCGAATTATAATTTAAGTGCTCCTACACATAGTAATTATCCCTTTCCAATATATGAAAGTAGTAGTGTTGAACCTTTTGTTATAGCCGGAGAGTTTCCAGTGCAAACAGAAGATGACGGCAGATATTGGATTGCAGCAGTGCATTTTTTCAAAAGTGTTACAAAAATGGCTTTTGGAGAAACAAGCAACAAAGGATCACCGCCACCATTAGTCAAAGTTAACGGTTATGGACAATATGTTCTAAACAATGTACCTTGTGTGGTGCAAAACTTTAACTATAGTTTAGAAAATGGTGTTGATTACATAAGAGTACCAATTAGAAATTCATTCACTGGCACACAAAATACGCAAAGTGCAGAAGAATACAGTTGGGTACCAACATTATCAACTATGAGTGTTACATTACAGCCAACATACAGCAGAATCAAAGCTGCATCATTCAGTTTAGACAAGTTTGTAAACGGCGATTTGAAAAATGAAGGATTTCTATAATGCCAGTCAGCTATGCAAAAACAAGTCCTTGGAATAAAACAACTGTAACAGAATCAGGCGAACTAGGAATATTAGAAATAGTTCCTATTCCTGCAGAAGATGATGATCTTTTGTATGAGATAGAGCCTCAATACAATCACAGACCGGATTTACTTGCATACGACTTATATGGTACTGCAAAATTGTGGTGGGTGTTTGCACAACGCAATATGGATCTTATAAAAGATCCTGTATTTGATATAAAATCAGGAACAAAGATATTTTTACCTAAGCAAAGTAATCTTAAAGAAGAATTAGGACTGTAAATGGCCAAAGAGATTAATCCGTTACACGTTTATTCAAGTTATAATAGCATTTTCACTTTGGCAGTATTGACAAAAGAGGAAATAAACTATCCTGACGAAACATATATCGGTGCAACAGCTCAATTAGAAATTTTAAAAAGCGGCGGTAAGAGCGAAAGCTACGTATCAACTGTTTTTGAAGATCAAATAGGCGGCAAACTAGAATATTATATTGAAGATGTAAGTATAGAAGCAATTGTTGTTCCTAATACAAAAACAAGATTAACAAATGCAACTAATATTGAGTTTCAAGTTACAGAACCTTACAGTATGGGTTTGTTTTTACAAACTTTACAGATTGCTGCTTTACAAGCAGGTTTTACAAATTACATACAAGCACCTTTTTTGCTTACAATTGAATTTGTAGGTTTTGATGACGATGGTAATCCTGTTACTGTTGATACAAAAAATTTACAAAGAAAAATTCCTATGAAACTTACCAATGTTGAATTTAATATTGGAGCAAGTGGCACAACTTATCAAGTTACTGCTATTCCTTGGAACGAACAAGCACTTATTGATCAAATTGATAGAACTTACAGCGATATTACTGTAACAGGAAAAAATGTTGTAGAGATTTTGCAAACAGGACCTGAAAGTTTAACAACAATTGTAAATGGACGATATGAAGAACTTAGAAAAGAAGGCAACTATCCTGTTGCAGACGAAATAATTATATCTTTTCCAAATGATATTACATCAAGTGTCAGCAATTCACAAAAAACAAACACAGTTGATAGGGGAGCTACTATAGCACCAAAAAAATCACGCAATCCGTTGTTTGGTAATCTTGCAAAAGGTGTTATAGGCGGTGTTGTTGCAGGCGCACTTGCAGGAGAAAAGAATCTTGGCAGGGCTGCACTAGGTGGAGGCATAGTTGGAGCGTTAGGTGGAGCATTTGGCGGAGCAAATTTCGGTGCATTGAATGGAGTGCTAAATGCATTTAGGTCTGGTGACATCAATAGTGTGTTTCAAAGTATTACAGGATTTTTAGGAGCGCAAGCGCCGCAGGATTTTGATGCATTTCTTAGCAGCGTAACTGGATTAATTTTTAGTAAAAGTAGTATAGGTGAAGGACTTATAAAAATTGCACAAGAACCTGGTAGTGTCAACATTATTGGTAATGCAGATATTGCAAAAAGTTTTAATGACAGTGGTAAAATACCAATGGGCAAAAGTGGACAACAATACGATAAGAAAAATAAAGTTTATACAAGAGGAAAAAATGTAATTGATCCTGTACAACGTAGTTTTACTTTTGATAGTGATACAAAAATTACAAGAATGATTGAAGAAGTTGTAACAACTAGTAGTTGGGCTCAACAACTTAAAGATAAACCAGCTGATTCAAACGGTATGATCGAATGGTTTAAAATAGATGCACAAACTTTTGTCAAAGAAGGCGCTGCAAGAGAACAACAAGACGGTGTAACTGCAAAAACTTATCATTACAGAGTGGTACCTTACAAAGTACATAGTAGTGCATTACAAAAACCTTCCGATCCTGGTTTAAGTTATTCACAACTTAGAAGTCTTGCTAAAAGAGAATACAATTATATCTACACAGGACAGAATGTAGACATATTAAGTTTTGATATTCAAATTAATGCTGCATTTTTTAAAAGTATTATGTCAGATATGGGACAAAATAACCTTGATAGAAAAGGCGGTGGATTGGTACAAAGTATTTCACAACAAGGTACTGATGCATATATTATTAATCAAGCAACAAACAGTTTAAGTGGTACAGGTTTCTCACAACAGTTTGCTAATTCAAGAACATCGCTACAAGGTGGCGGAGGTGCTGGTATAGATAACAGTAAAATTAGAATTGCAAAAATGTTTAATGATAATATTATTAATAGTTTTACAGATTTAGTAATGTTAGATTTAGAAATTGTAGGAGATCCATATTTCTTATTTGACAGTGGTATGGGTAATTTTACATCTACAACAGTAGAATTTAATTCAACTGAAAATCAATCTATGGAATATCAACGTAGCGAAGTTGATGTAATTGTAAATTTTAGAACTCCAATAGATTACAATGAAGATGCTGGTAATATGATATTCCCAGAAGAAACTATTCCAGTTGATAGTTTTAGTGGATTGTATAGAGTTACAACTCTTACAAACAATTTTGACAAAGGAGTGTTTACTCAAAGATTAAAATTGTTGCGTAGACCAAATCAGCCCGAAGACACAAGACAAACTGGCACAAGTGATCAAAAGAACAAAGTTAAAGATGCTACACCTGATCAAAGAAGTTATTCACCTTATGGACAAGCTCAATGAACGATATACCTAACAAAAATGAAGTAACACGTGGTAGCGATGATGCTGTTGCATCAAGAAATCCTGGTCCTTATATTGCAAGGGTTATAGAACATCTTGATAGTTTATACCTTGGAGGATTACGTGTTGAATTGTTAAAAACAGCAGAAGCTGGCAACATTGGCGAAACACTTGGTCAAACTGTTGAAGTATATTATGCAAGTCCTTTTTATGGTACTACCAACAGTCAAAAAGGACCTAGCAAAAATAATGATTATGCAAGCACACAAAAAAGTTATGGCTTTTGGGCAGTACCACCAGATCCTGGTACATTAGTGCTTGTAACTTTTGTTGAAGGCAGTAGAGATTTTGGTTATTGGTTTGCTTGTATACCAGAAAAAGGTATGACCTTTATGACACCAGGCGGACAGCCTGCAACTGAACAACTTACTGGAGATGTTCCTAGTGAATTAAAAGGCAAAAGGTTACCAGCAGGAGAATACAATAAAGCAATTACAAAACCTAATACTAACAATGTTATAAAATACAAAAGACCAGTAAATGATGAGTTTGTTGATAAACTTGTAGAGCAAGGATTGGTTGAAGACGATATAAGAGGTATTACATCTACAAGTGCTCAAAGAGAAACACCTAGTGCAGTAGTAGGTTTTAGTAGCCCAGGTCCTTTAGATAAACGTGGCGGTAAGCCAACAGCACCAGTTGGACTCAAAGAATCAAAAGCGAATATACCTACAAGTAGATTAGGAAGTAGTAGTATTGTAATTGATGATGGTGATGACAAACTTATTAGAGAAGGTCCTCCAGCAGATACTCCTTACAAATATATTAACAAAGAAGCAAGTGAAGGTGGCGGCGATGTAACAATGCCACACAATGAACTTATTAGATTGCGTACAAGAACAGGCGCACAAGTTTTAATGCACACAAGTGAAGATTTGATTTATATCAATAACAGCAATGGATCTTGTTGGATAGAAATGAGTGCCAATGGTAAACTTGATGTATATGCACAAGATAGTATAAGTTTTCACACAGAAAATGATATGAATTTTACAGCAGACAGAGATATAAACTTTGAAGCTGGAAGAAATATCAATATGATTGTAAATGAAAACATTTATCAAAGTGCAGCTAAAAATTATGAATTATTAGTTGGCATAGACGGTAAAATAAAATGCAAAAATAATTTAGAAACAACTGTTACAAATGATATGAAAACAACTGTGTTAAATGACAAACAAGTATTGGTTACAAATAATTTAAGTGCAACAGCTGAAAACGATATTAGTTTGTATGCTGAAAATGCAATGAATTTAACAGGTGACGAAGGTGTTGGCGCATATGCTGGCAAAGATATAAAATTTACAGCAGCAGGAGATACTCATATTAGTGCGTCTCGCCATTATGAAACTGCAACTAGAATTGATATGAATGGTCCAGCAGCTAAAACTACAAATCCAGGCGAAAAAGCAACAGAGGCAACTTTACCTATCAAGGCAAAATTTCCACAACGTATACCACAACACGAACCGTGGCAAGGACACGAAAATTGGAACCCTGTTGAAACTGCTCCAGACAAAACAGAAGCAGTTGATACAGAAAGCCAAGACAAACATTTTGAAAATAGGACTGTGCAAACAGATAGAACTCCTATGAATGAATTAACACCTGAAGAGGAAGAATAAAATGGCAGACACTTGGCCCGTAAGTAAAGGATCAGTTGGCACAAAGGGCAGTGCTAATAAAGTATCATCACTTACTACAACACAAAAAAGCGGAGGCACCGGATTTACTTCACAAGATGCACGGAATGTTGAAGCGTTAAGACAGTTTAATGAAGATATAGGCGGCGGCCCTGCACAGGCTCAACTTACTCCGGGAGAACGTAGATATGCTCAGAGTAAAGGTTATATCGGCGGCGGTACAAACTCAGGAAAACAGCCTAAGCAATATGATGATGCAATTTTAAGAGCGGGTAGAAAAAATACTTCTAGTGACGAACCTTATGATGATGCAATTTTAAGAGCGGCTAGAAGATCAAAAAGCGCACCAGCAGCAGACAATCCTGCAAATGCTAATGCCGAAAGTGGAAAAACTTTTGCAGGTACAACTCCTGCACCAAAAGAAAACTTTTTACCTGAGAGAACATCTATTGAAAATTTACTACAAGAAATTGTGCAAATTACAACGGATAGTTTTTTGCAAGGTTTACCTGGAGGTTTAAGTAGTATTATTGGCGGAGCAGTGCAAGGACTTACAAACTTACTGCCAAGTGTAATGGGTAATTTGTTAAGTACAACAAGTTTAACAAATGTATTTGGCAATGTATTAAGCACAGTAAGTGGTGTTGTCGGAGATGCTTTAGGTGGATTGGCAAATGGACTAGTAGATGCTGGTAAAGCATTGTTTGAAGACATAGGCGGTGCAATATCAAATATTCCAGGCTTAGGTCCTATTGTACAAGACTTTTCTGGTGCTGTAAAAGGTTTAGGCGATACTTTATCAACTGCATACAAAGGATTAGATCCAGGATTAAAAGCAATTGTAGATGGTTCAATTGCAGGTGTGGGTGCTAAAGTTTTAGACAAAATAGGTTTACCTAGCATTGATCCTACAACAGCAGGACTTATAGCTGGTGGTATTAGTTTTGCTACAAATCCTGCAAATAATATTAGAGCTATTGCTGGAACATCTAGACAAATGGATGCAAAAATATTTCCTCAAACAGGAAACAACACATTTGGAAGTTTAGCTGCTAGTGCTGAACTTGCTGCAAGCGAACTAGATAAAGTTTTAACAACCAATAGCGGAAATATTTTTTCATTAACAAATGCACCAGTTGATGGTATTAACGATATTAGATCTGTAGTAAACGGTGCAGTGTCTGATATTATACCTGAGGGTGCAAAACTATTTGATGGTATAATATTTGGAAATGAAAGAGTAAAATTTATAAACGGCAAAACATATGTTTTACCTAGATAAGTGGAAATAAATACAATATGTCAGTAAATGAAAAAGCATTATACAAAAGTATTACAGTAGGAGACAATTCTACTAACCAACCTGTGACTGCCAAAAAATATAGAGGTATAAGCACAGTAGATAATAAAGGCAATAATTTTGTAAAATATGACTTAGCATTAATTAAACAAGACATCATAAATCATTTCCACATACGTCAAGGAGAAAAGTTAGAAAATCCTGAATTTGGCACAATTATCTGGGACGTATTATTTGAACCACTAACTGATTCTTTAAAAGAAGCAATTATAAAAAATGTAACAGATATTATTAACTATGATCCAAGAGTAAGTGTTGATAATGTTACCATACAAACATTTGAAAGTGGCATTCAAATTGAGTGTGCATTAACATATTTGCCATACAATATATCTGAAAGTTTACGTTTAACTTTTGACGAGTCTGCGGGTCTCATTTAAAGTGCGTACTTTATTTTTCAGATAAATATTATATAAAATAAGGAATGGCAAATGTCAAGTACAGAACGTCAAAATAGACTTCTTTTAGCAGAAGATTGGAAGACAGTTTATCAAAGTTTTAAGTATGCTGATTTCCAAAGTTACGACTTTGATAATCTTCGCCGTACAATGATAAACTATATTAGGCAAAACTACCCAGAAGATTTCAACGACTATATCGAAAGCAGTGAATATCTTGCACTAATTGATCTTATTGCATTCCTTGGACAAAACATTGCATTCCGTGCAGATTTAAACGCACGTGAAAACTATATAGAAACAGCAGAACGTAGAGAAAGTGTTCTCCGTTTAGCAAGGTTAGTAAGTTATAATACAAAAAGGAATCAAACAGCAAATGGATTGTTGAAGTTTGAAAGTGTTAGTACAACTGAAGATGTTATAGACAGCAATGGAACAAATTTAAGTGGACAAACTGTAATTTGGAATGATAGTACAAATGCTGATTGGTATGAACAGTTTATTAAAATTTTAAACAGTGCTTTGCCAACAGATTCAAAGTTTGGGAAAAGTATTAAAAAAGAAACTATTGATAGTGTGCTTACTGAACAATATAGATTAAATGCACAAACTGGCACAGGATTGCCTATTTACAGTTTCACAAAAAATGTAGACAGTATAACAACACAGTTTGAAATTGTTAGTACTGCAATTGACAATGAAAAAATTTATGAAGAAGAGCCTTTAGCCGGCAACAGACTAGCTTTCTTGTATAGAGATGATGGACAAGGTGCAGGATCAAACAACAGTGGATTCTTTTTACATTTTAGACAAGGTAGATTAGAAAACAATGTTGTTACTGTAAGTAATCCAACGCCAAACACTACAATTAATATTGATACAGACAATATCAACAACGGTGATGTGTGGTTATATAAACTAGACAGTAATAATTTAGAAAATGAATTATGGACCAAAGTAGATAATGTTGAAGGAAATAATATTATCTACAACAGCATAAGCAAAAGTGTTAGAAACATTTACGGTGTGCTTAGTCGTGTTCAAGATAGAATTAGTTTAATTTTTAGTGATGGTACTTTTGGTACACTACCAAAAGGCACTTTCAAAGTTTATTATAGAACAAGTAATGCTAGACAATACAAAATTGTTCCTAGCGATATGACAGGCATTACAATTAGTATTCCTTATACAAGTGCTGCTGGAAAAATAGAAACATTGTCTATTACAATGGAGCTTAAAACTGTTGTTGATAATAGTTCACCTGCAGAAAGTAATGCGTCAATTAAGACAAATGCACCAAGCACGTATTACACACAAAACAGATTAATTACCGGTGAAGATTACAATGTAGGCACACTTGGTATTAATCAAAATATTGTAAAAACAAAAGCAGTAAACAGAACCAGCAGTGGCATCAGTAGATATTTTGATCTTAGAGATGCTAGTGGCAAATACAGTAATACATTATTGTATAGTGACGATGGTATTTTGTATACAGAAGATGTAAATGAAAAATACAGTTTTGATTTTGTTACACGAAACGATATTGAATCTGCTGTGAATAATGTTATAACACCTGCAATCAAAGATACAAAATTATTAAACTTTTACTACAAAAACTTTCCTAGAAACACAAGTGTAAAGGCACTAGGATTTTCTTGGAAATTTGAAACATTTGATACAAACAGATCAACAGGATATTTTATAGATTTAGTAAACAATGTACCTGTAGCTGTATCCAGTTTTACTAAAAGTATTATGCGATTTGTAACACCAGGTGCATTGATTAAATTTGATGCTCCTCAAAACTACTACTTCTTACCTAATGGTGATCTCGCCTTAGGCGCAGCAAACACGGCAGGATCAGCTACTTATAAATGGGTAAAAGTTGTAAGCATAGAAGATAATGGAACAGTAGTAAATGCTGAAACAGGATTAGGCCCAATTGTGCTTAATGATAAAATTCCTGATACTGCTGTACTTGCAGAAATTATACCTGTGTTAGATACAAGTATCACTGATGCAGTAAAAACACAAATAATTGATCAAGCATTTGCTTACAAAACATTTGGATTGAGATATGATTTTGAAGCAAGTCAATGGCGTGTAATTATTGCAAACAATTTAGATACACGTAATGATTTTAGTTTAGGTAAAACAGGTGATAGCACCAACACACAAAGTGATAATAGTTGGTTGTTGTTATTTGAAACAGACGGACAAAAATATACAATTACTGCTAGAGGACGTAGATACGTTTTTGAAAGCAATGATCAAATAAGATTTTTCTTTGATAGCACAAATAAAATTTACGATAGCAAATCAGGAACAATTGTTCAAGATGTAATTAAAGTATTAAGTATTAATACACAACCAGACGCACTAAATCCTTTTACAGTTGATTGGCCTTGGCAAATTACAAAAGAATTTAAAAACGATGCTGGTTATGTAAACAGTAAAAAAATTGAAATAAGTTTCTTTGATAGTGACAGCGATGGAGTAGTTGATGATCCAGATTTATTTGATCACATTGTTGCACCTGAAACAAACAAAAATACAAAATACATATATCAGAAAAAATCTACAGTAAACAAAACAGAAACATTTAATTATGTTGATGCAGTTAAAGAACCAATTTACACAAAAACAAGTCAAGGTGCTGTAGGTGCATTGAGCCAATACAACGATGGCGATGTATTTTACTTAATTGACAGAGATGTATTTTTAAAATTTAACAAAACTGCAAACCAATTAGAATTTACATCTGACTATCTTGCATTTATAGGTAGAACTGATATTAAGTTTGAATACTCACACGCAGCAGACGAACAAGCAAGAATTGATCCTAGTAGCAGTAATATAATTGATGTATATTTGCTTACGAAGGCTTATGACAATGATTATAGAGATTATATAAAAGGTAATGTAGCAGCAAAACCATTACCACCAAGCAGCGATAATTTATACTTAGATTATAGTCCAAGTATTAATGCTATTAAAAGTATTAGCGATGACGTGATTTATCATCCTGTAAAATACAAACCAATACTAGGAAGTAAAAGTGATGTGGATTTACAAGCAACAATTAAAGTAGTGAAGAATACAGAAAGAGTTGTAAATGACAATGATGTAAAAAGCAGAATTATTGATGCAGTAAATTCTTTCTTTGCTTTAGAGAATTGGGATTTTGGCGAAACATTTTATTTTAGTGAACTAGCAACTTATATTATTAATCAATTATCACCAGATGTTGTTAGTATAGTGTTGGTGCCAAAACAAGAAACACAAAGTTTTGGTAGTTTGTATGAAATAAAAAGTGAGAACGATGAAATTCTTATAAGCAGTGCAACCGTTGATGATGTGGAAATAATTGATGCAATTACACAATCAAGACTTAAAGCAACTGGACTTGTTGTAACAAGCGATGATATACTCAACGTTGGTGTACAAAGCACAGCTAATACATCTACAGGATATACATTTGATACGTCATCTAGTCCAAATCCTACCCCAAGCACTCCAAGTGCTCCTAGCCAATCAGGCGGTGGCGGAGGTGGTAACTCCGGCGGCGGTGGCGGCGGAGGCTATGGTTACTAATGGCATACAATGATGATCAAAATGAATTTCCGTTACCAGCAGGCAAAGATCCTAAAAGAAGTAGCGTAGAACAATTACCTAGATTTTTTAGAACGCCGCAAAACAAAAAGTTTTTAGGCAGTACATTAGATCAGTTAACAAATCCGGGTGTGATTGAAAAGATAAACGGTTTTGTAGGAAAGCGTGAAGCCAAAGCTGCAACTATAGAAGATAATTATGTAGAAGATATTTCTAAAACAAGAAATGATTATCAGTTTGAACCAATTAGTGTATATGAAGATTTCTTAGGTAGCACAAAATACTATGGGGATTATAATGATTATATTGGTTTGCTAAAAACATACAATGCAAATACAGATAATCACAGTGCGTTAAATGAACAAGAATATTACGCTTGGAACCCAAATATTAATTTAGATAAGTTTGCAAACTTTCGTGAATATTATTGGTTACCTAATGGTCCGCAAGAAGTTGCAATTAAAGGACAAAGTAAACTTATTGAAAGCACATATAGACTTGAAGTTTTAGAACAAGACAATGATATAAGTTTGTTGTTTCATCCAGACGGATTAACAAAAAATCCTACACTTAATTTGTATAGAGGACAAACTTATAGATTTGAAATTGATGCACCAGGCAATCCTTTGAGTATTGCACTTTATAGAGGCGTTGATCCAGATGAACGTTTAGACGATAGTACAATTTTAAATCAAACATACACTGAAGGTGTTACATTGATACCTGACACAGATGATGTTTTGTTAAACCAAGACGATTTTGTTGCAGAAGATTATATAGAAAAAGGTATCCTTGAATTTACTATACCAGATAATGCTCCAGATGTACTTTACTTTATAAGCCAATATGATTTGAACATAAGTTCAAGATTACAAATTTCAAATATAGATGCAGCAAGTAAAATAGATATTGAAAATGAAATACTGGATAAGAAAACATATACAACATCAGACGGTTGGGCTTTAAGCAACGGAATGAAAGTATATTTTATTGGTGATGTCACACCTGCAAAATATGCAGAAGGTATTTGGTACGTCGAAGGCGTAGGCGATGAAATAAGACTTATTGCTGCTGAAGATTTACAAGTTCCTGCAATTTTTACAAATGATAGTCTTGTTCCGTTTGATGGTAATGGCTTTGATAGAGTGCCTTACGGTAATGCAAAAAGTTTTGCCGGCACAAAAGATTATATTGTTGTAAACAAGTCTAGTCCGGATAGAAATCCTTGGACACGTTATAATAGATGGTTCCATAAAGATGTAATTAAACAAAGTGCAGAATTAAACGGACAAAGTTTTAACTTGCCAGAAGAAAGTCGTGCTAAACGTCCTATTATTGAATTTGATTCAGGGCTAAAATTATTTAATTTTGGTGCCAAAGCAAAAGATAATATTGATTTAATTGACACATATACAAATGATGTTAAATCAAAAATTGAAGGACAACCAGGATATAGTGTAGATGGTGTAGAACTTTCTAATGGTATGCGTGTAATGTTTATTAATGATACTGATAGTTTTGTCTATGGAAAAGTGTTTGAAGTTAAGTTTTTTGACTTTAAAGGCAACAGACAAATATCGTTAATAGAAACGCCTGATACAATGCCTGCAGAGAATCAAACTGTTCTTGTCAAAAACGGTAGTTCAAATGCAGGTTGTATGTATTGGTTTGATGGAACTAATTGGAAAAAAGCACAAGAAAAAACAGGCATAAATCAAGCGCCTTTATTTGATCTATGCGATGACGAAGGAAATAGCTTTAGTGATACAATTACATATCCAGCAAGTGATTTCAAAGGTTGTAGAGTTTTTAATTACGCTGTTGGTGAAGGTACAAATGATGTAGAACTTGGATTTCCACTAACTTATAAAAACATTAACAATACTGGCGATATAGTATTTGACTTTAGTTTATTGAAAGACAAATTTACATATGAAGTTAGCAACCAAGTTTTTACAGTAGCAACTTCAACAGGTTTTTTGAAAAAGTATGAACACGTTGGTGAAACATTAGAATATATTAACGGTTGGATAAAAGCGCCTACAAATAGTAAACAGTATATTATAAGAAAATATACAGGTCAAGAACGTACAAATAATTTTAATATTGATGTTTACAAAGAAAGTGGTTATGTAAATGATTTGAAAGTAATTGTTTATGTTAATAACGAAGTAAAAACAGAAGGCGTAGATTTTAATTTTGCAATTGATTCTAACTATGACAAACGCATACAATTTTTTACAGATTTAAGTGTTGATGATATATTAATTATAAAAGCACATTCAAAGACTGCAACTAAAACTAGTGTGGGTTACTATGAAACACCTCATAACTTTGAGAGAAATCCACTTAATGAAGATATAACACAATTTACATTAGGCGAAGTTAGTGATCACGTTGATAGTGTTGCAGTTGAAGTGCCAAACTTTGTAGGTAAACAGCCAGGTGCTAACAATTTACGTGACCTAGGAAATGTTAAAAAATATGGACGTAAGTTTGTACAGCATAGCGGTCCAATTAATTTGCCTTTGTTTAGTATTAGCAATAAAGAAAATAATTTAATTGCAGCAATTAATTTTGCAAAAAATGAATACAGTAAATTTAAAAGAGCTTTTGTACAAGAAGCAGAAAACTTAAACCTATCCGGATCGATAAAAGAACAAGTTGATACAATATTGTTAAGTTTAGTAAAAGATAAAAAAACTTCTATGCCATTTTATCAATCAGATATGTTAGGTATTGGCGCAAACAAAAAAATTGCACACACTGTATTAGATACTGATTTAAAATTTTATGCTTTAAGCGCACCTTTTACACTTACACGTTTGAGCGAAAAAGCTGTAAACGTATATGTAAATGGTGAACAAGTTTGTAACAATTTAGACTTTACTTTTACATCAGAAGGCTTTGTACAGTTTAACAATGATTATGCATTAGCCGTAGATGATGTAATTGAAATTTATGAATACGAAACAACAAACGGAAGTTATATTCCACAAACGCCAACAAAGTTAGGAATGTTTCCTGCGTACCATCCTAAAGTTTTTGTTGATACAACATATCAAGAAGATCAAACTGTAATTAGAGGACACGATGGTAGTATTATTATCGGATACCAAGACTATAGAGACGACTTGTTACTTGAATTTGAAAAGAGAGTATTTAATAACTTAAAAGTTCCTTACAACAAAAATATTTTTGATGTATATGATTACATAAGTGGCGAATATAGAAATAGTAAAGTAGCAACAAAAGATTTGAACAGAATACTTATAAGTGATTTTGTAAATTGGTTATCTAAAGCAGGTAATGCAGACTATACAGAAAATACATTTGTACAAGAAGCAGCAACATTTACATATAACTATGGATTTGGTAGCAGCAAAAACAATAAACCATTGGCAGGTTTTTGGCGTGGTATCTATATAAACGCTTATGATACCGATTCACCTAATTTACGTCCTTGGGAAATGTTAGGTTTTTCTATTGAGCCTAGCTGGTGGGAAAGCAAGTATGGTCCTGCACCATATACAAGCGACAACAAAGTATTATGGGAAGATTTAGAAAAAGGTATCATAAGATCTTCTGACTTAGTACGAACTGATAAAAGATTTATACGTCCAGGATTATCAAAACATATTCCTGTAGATCAAAGTGGAAATATTCTAAGTCCACTAGACAGTGGTTATGTAAACGAATTTAGTTTTGGTGTGCAAAACGGACAGCCTTTCAAATTTGGCGATCACACTCCAGCAGAAACTGCTTGGAGACGCAGCAGCGAATATCCTTTTGCTTTACTTAAAGCAATAATGATAAACAGACCCGCACAAGTTTTAGGCGTAGGGTTTGATAGATCAAGAATGAGCAGAAATTTAGTTGGACAACTTGTGTACAATGGTATTACAAGTCAGCGTATAAAATTATCTAATTTACTATTTACAAATACAATAGTAAATGAACAAAATATTTTAACCGCAGGCTTTAATAATTACATCTACGATTATATGGCAAGTGACATTACAACTCAGTACAGCAACTTTACTACAAAATTACAAAATTTGCAACAAAAAATTGCTTTTAAAGTTGGAGGTTTTGCTGACAAAGAAAAATTAAAACTTGTGCTTGATAGTAAAAATCCTAGCAACAAAGGAAATGTTTTTGTACCTTTTGAAAATTATAAAATTGATTTGATACAAAGCTCTCCATTAAGTACTGTAACTTACAGTGGTGTCATAATTGAAAAGCGTTCAAACGGATTTAAGATCAGTGGATACGACAAAGAAAATCCAGTGTTTACATATAGTACACCTGTGTTATCCAGCAACGATATTAGTATAAATGTAGGTGGTATTAGTGAAAGCTTTTTGAACTGGACTGAAGAAAAACAATATATTGCAGGAAAAATTGTTAGATATGAAAATACATTTTACAGAGTAAATGTTAGTCATACAACAACTGAAGTATTTGATAATAGTTTTTACACACCGTTGCGTGACTTGCCTATTATAGGCGGAGCCGCTGCAACACTTAGAAAAAACTTTAGCAATGATACTGCAACATTAGACTATGGCACAGTGTTATCTACTGCACAAGAAGTTGTAGATTTTATACAAGGTTATGAAGATTACTTGAAAAAGCAAGGTTTTGTTTTTGATTATTTTAACAAAGAAACTGAAGCTGTAGAAAACTGGACTTTGAGTATAAAAGAATTTTTATTTTACACAACACAAAATTGGGCAGTTGGTACAATCATTACATTGAGTCCATCTGCAAACAGTTTGAACTTTAGCAAAGATTATTTTGTTATTGATAACGTAAAAGAAAATATATTCGGTTACAAAATACTTAATTTAGATGGTACTGCTGTAAAAGATATTAGTATTAGTATTAGTAGAGATGCTGGCAACAGTGTTGTAATACTTCCGGCAAGTGCTGACAGTGCAATTTACTTTGCAAAGCTAGGTTTGATACAAAAAGATCACAGTGTAATTATTGATAACAGCACAGTGTTTAATGATACAATATATAATCCTTCAAGTGGTTATAGACAAGAGCGTATAAAAGTTGTAGGATATAGAACTGATAATTGGAATGGTAATTTAGACATTCCTGGTTTCATTTATGATCAAGCAAATGTTACAGAATGGGAACAATGGCAAGATTATGCACTTGGCGACTTAGTAAAATACAAAGAGTTTTACTATTCTGCAAACACGTTTATTAGCGGACAGGCAGTGTTTGTCAGTAGTCAATGGAATAGATTAGATGGCAAACCAGAAAGCGGATTGAAAACAAACTTTGATTACAAAGTAAATCAGTTTGCAGATTTTTATGATTTAGATACAGATAATTTTGATACTGAACAACAACGTTTAGCACAACATTTGATAGGTTATCAAAAAAGAGAGTATCTTGATAATATTATAGAAGATGACATAAGTCAATATAAATTTTATCAAGGCTTTATACAAGAAAAAGGTACACTCAACAGTTTAACTAAATTTTTTGATAAACTAGGAAGTGCTGATCAAGAAAGTTTAGAGTTCTATGAAGAATGGGCAATTAGAAATGCACAATATGGTGCTACTGACACATTTGATGAATTAGAATATAAATTAGACGAAACTAAATTTAGAATAGAACCACAGATTATAGAATTAGTAGATGCTGTAAACATTAATAGAACAGATTTAGTATATGAAATACCTGAATCAAAAGTTTACATCAAACCACAAGGGTATACTAAAACACCATTTCCAAAAACATACAGTACAGAAGAGTATGCAAAAACTGCTGGTTATGTAAGTTTAGATCAAGTTGACTTTATTGCAAAAACACCTAATGATATTTTGGAGTTAGATATTTCTAATGTTGCAGTTGACGATATTATTTGGGTTACATCAGAAAAAAATAGCTGGAACATTTATCAGCATATTACAATACCAAATAGAGTAGAAACTTACACTAAAACATCAACAGGATTTGATTTAAAATTTGATTCAATACCAGACTTAGTAGTAGGCGAAATATTTGGTGTACAGTTTGTAGATGAACGTGTTGATGGTTTTTACAAAATAAGCAACATTTCAAGCACTATTGTAAGTGTTATTGCTGATATTACATATCCTGAAGAAAGTTTAGATTTAAGAGATAGCACAGTTGGCCTTATAACAAAGCTATTATCAAAACGATATGATACACCAACAAGTGTAAATGCAGATATAAACAAATTTGGACTGAATGAAAACAATACTATCTGGATTGACAATGTTGCAAACAATAAATTTGGTGTGTTTAAAAACAATAAAATTTTTAACAGCAAGCAAGAAATCTTTAATGTAGCAAATGGTGATGGCGGCTTTGCAAGTAGTTTTGCAGTAAATGATGTTAACAGCATTTTTGCAGTTGGCAGACCAGATGATGAAAAAGTTTTTATATACACAAGATCAAGTGAATCACAAAGTTTAAATTTAATTCAAGAAATTGAAATGACTCCAGGCTTCCACGATAATGCCAGTAATTTTGGCCAGAAAATTAAATTTTCAAATGACGGCCAATTTATGTTTGTTGCAGCACCTCTTGCAAACAACGTAAAAACTAGATACAGAGGGGAAGCTGAAACAACATTTAACATCGTAAAAGATGATATTGTAAGTGATAGAGGAACACTATGGAGAGCAAAACGAGCTACCGATGATGATAGTAGTAGTATCAATACAAACAGTAGAGATTGGGAACAAGTTTACAAAATACCAGCAGATGATGAAGGTTATGTAAGTGGTTTGAACAACCAAGGTATTGTTTATGTTTACAAAAAGCAACTTGATAATACTTACTTCTTACTAGAACAATTTGTTTCAAATGAGCCTACAGCAGATGAAAAGTTTGGTATTGGTTTGGAAAGTGCTTTTACAACAGATGAAACATACAAACTTTATGTTCGCAGCGAAGGTAACAACGGACGAGTGTATATGTATGATACAACTTATGCACTTATGGAATTTAGAGGAACAATAGATCCTACTTTTAGAGGAGATTGGGACAACTTTCATTCCTATGTTACAGGCGCTATTGTACAAGAAGAAGGACAACTATATAAAGCAAAAGTTGATATTCCAAAAGGTGGCAACGGTCCAGCAGATCCATCACTATGGGAAAGCATTGATGTAAACATTGATCGTTTTGGTTACTTGCCATACTCAAATACAATTCAAGGAGATGCTGACAGCACAGCATTTAACAATACAACAAGTGCTGGTAAAAATATTGGAGTTAGCACAAACGGCGAAGTGCTATCTTTTACAGCGTTTAATAATACAACAAATGAATTCCAAGTAAATGTCTATAGATTGCAAGAAGGCAGGTATGCATTTTATGAAGCAATCACAGCACCTAGTACAAATGTTTCTTGGGGATCAAGTGTAGCATTAAGTGATGATGGAACATATATTGCAGTAGGTGCTAATTTAGAAGATATTGTTACAGCAGACGATTTAGGTATTGACAAAGGTATTGTTTACATATACAAATACAATACCAGTACTTTACAATTTGAAAATACACAAACATTACAAGCACCAGCTGCAAACAAAAATGAAAGATTTGGTTATAAAGTTGACTTTAGTAATAATAAACTTTGTGTAATAGGTGTAAATGGTTTAAACATTGGTAGCACATTGTTTGATACAAACGAAACTACGTTTGATAATAATTCTACAAAGTTATACGACTTTTCTACAAGAAGACCACAAGCGTACACATATGAATTACTTAATGATATCTACACAGTAAGTGAAGTTATTGACTATGAATCATATTATGTAGACAACGGTTTAACATTACAAAGAGATTTAGCATCTGCAAATGATGTTGAAGTAGTTTATCAAAACAATCATTTGTATTTAGGTTTTGATGGTATAGATACTGGCGACAGCAAGTTTGGTTTAATCTTTGATTTACGTCACGATAGAGATGTAACAAACTGGAATACACTTGGCGCAGCAACAGATTTTATTGATTACAAAAAAATGCGAGGCGCATTTTTATATGATAGTGTAACAAGTGATTTAATTACATATGTTGATTTAATCGATCCAATTCAAGGAAAAATTGCAAATGCTGCTGAAAGAGAAATAAACTATAAATTATATTATGATCCAGCAGTTTACAACATTGGTGATACAGAAACTGGAATTGTAAATCCTTGGGGACAAGAACGTGTAGGCGAGCTACTATGGGATCTTAGTGAAGTTAAATGGTACAATCCTTATCAAAAGAACAGTGACTATAGTAGTACTACGTGGAATAAAATTATACCTGGATATAGTATTTGTATTTACGAATGGGTATCAAGCACATTACTACCAGATGAATGGGACGCCGTAGCAGACACAACTGAAGGTTTAGCAGATGGTATTAGTGGTACCTCAAGATACGGCAACACACGCTATGTAAGAAAAAATGTTTATGATCCTGTTACTGGATTATTTTCTGCAAAGTATTACTACTGGGTAAAAAATACAAAAGTTTTACCTGCTGTAGAAAACAGAAATATTACTGCCGCTGCTGTAGCATCGTTAATTGAAGATCCAGCAGGCAACGGTTATAGATTCTTAGCAATGTTTGGTGCTGATAATTTTGCAATTTATAACTGTACAAATTTAATAAAAGATACTGATACAGTATTGCATTTTGAATACTATAACACTGAAGAAGTAAAAATTAATAACTTGCATAGAGAATATAATTTGCTTACTGAAGGGTTAGGCACAAGTCAGCCAAGTGATAGATTGGTAAGCAAGTGGATTGATAGTTTAGTTGGTTACGATGAACAAAGAACATTGTTGCCTGTAACTACATTAAGTGTAGCAAGACGTTATGGTATCTTAGATGATCCTTTACAAACTATGTTTGTAAACAAAACAGAAGCACTAAAACAAGTTATCGAAAGAATAAATCTTGTATTACGTAGTAAACTTATTGTAGACGAATTTGATATAAGTAGATTGTCTGCAAAAGATCCAGAGCCTACTAATGTTTCAAGAGAATTTGATACAATTGTAGACGATCAAACACTTCTTAGATTTATTGGTACAAGTAAAATACTGCAAGCAACATTAGATGTAGATATTGTTGATGGTAGACTAACAAATATTACAATTACCAATCCAGGTAGAGGATATATAGATCCGGCATTTGATAGTGCAACTGATACAAAACGTAGAGGGCCAAAAGTTACGATTACTGGTTCAGGTATAGGCGCAGAAATTGAAACATTTATTAATAACCTTGGACAAGTTATTGAAGCAAATATTGTCAATGAAGGTAAAAATTATAACCCAGCAACAACAACTATTACAGTAAGACCTTTTACTGCTTTGATTAAAACTGATACAACATTGTTAGGTTTCTGGGCAACATATATTTGGAACGCTACTGAAAAAGAATGGGTGCGAACTAATAATCAAAGTTATGATGCAAGTTTGTATTGGTCATACAAAGATTGGTATGGACAAGGTTATAGTAAAGAAACAAGCATTGATTATTTGGTGCCTGGTAGTTATGCACTAGGTGGATTAGAAGACAACCTCGGAGATATTATTAAAATAGAAAGTATTGGCTCAGGTGGTTGGTTGCTGTTAAGAAAAATAGATAATCAACTTGAAGTAGATTATACAGTAAACTATGAAACAGTTGGTAGAGAAAACGGAACAATTGAGTTCAGTAGTTTATTGTACAACAACGATAGATTTGGTTTTGACAAAGCAGTTTACGATAGTGCATTGTATGACAGAGATGCAGGCGAAGAAGTTAGAATAATTTTAGAAACAATTAACAAATCAATATTTGTTGATGAACTAAAAGTAGAATGGAATAAATTATTCTTTAGCAGTGTAAGATATGCACTAGCAGAACAACCAAATATAGATTGGATATTTAAAACAGCATTTGTAAAAGCAAAACACAATGTTGGTTCATTAGAACAAAAAACAACATATAAGAGCGATAGCTTAGAAAGTTATAATCAATATGTTGCTGAAGTCAAGCCTTACAGCACAAAGATTAGAGAATTTTTAAGTGCATATGAAAGTGTAGATCCAACAGCAACAAACGTTACAGACTTTGACTTGCCACCACGTTATGATTTAAATGCACAAAAAATTGTTTCAGAAACTGCAAATGTAGTTGATAGTAAAATTAGAAATTACAGTGAATTTGTTACAACATATCCACAACGTAATTGGTTTGATAATGTCGGCTTTGAAGTTAAAGAAATTGTGTTGACAGATGGCGGAAGTGGTTGGACAAATGCACCAAGAGTAGTTATGAGTGGCGGCGGTGGACCAACAGTTATTGGTTCTACAACAATCAATGAAGGCAAAGTCACTGGTATTGTAATTGACTTTGCAAATCTAAGATATATTACAGCGCCTACTCTGACATTCGAAGGCGACCAAGGTGAGTATAGCACAAACAAACCAGCTAGAGCAACTGCCTGTATTGGCAACGGGCCAGTAAGATCAACACATATGTTGATAAAGTTTGATCGAGTAGCAGGTGCATATGTTGTTACTGATTTGAATGTAACACAAAACTTTACAGGTACAGGTTCACAAATTGATTTTATTTTAAAATGGCCGATGGATGTAAGACCTGCAAATACAAAGATTACTGTAAACGGAGTTGAACAATTATCAAATGATTATACAGTAGAAAATGTAAAAGACACAACTGCAAGTTATCCTAGATTTTATGGTAAAGTTACTTTTACAACTGCACCAGCAACAAGTGATGCTATTGTTATTGAGTATGATAAAGATATTAACTATTTGACAGCATCAGATAGAATAAACTTTTTCTACAAACCAACATCAGGTCAGTTTGGTAAAGATCTTGGACAATTAATGGACGGTGTAGATTATGGTGGTGTACAAATAGACACTGCTAGTTTTGGAGCCTCGCAAGGATTTAACAACGGGGACTTTTTTGGTTCAACACCATTTGATAGATTTAGTACAAATAACGAAGATGAAGTTTTTATATTAGACGGCAGTACACAATCTATTACTGTAAGCAAACCTTTTGAAGCTGGAATAAAATATAATGTATATTTTAAAGCAAGCACAGCAGGAGTTGATGTAGATCCAACTAGAATTGATAGTGAAGTTTTTGGTACAGCAGAAGCACCAGACACTGCTACAATGTTGACCATAGTAGGAGACGGTATCACAAGCACATTTTTAATAGATGAAGATTTACTTGTTACTAGAGATGGTGATACTATTATTGTAAGAAAAGAAACAAGCGATGGTGCAGTGACACCAAGTGGTGTTATATTTGATACACAAATCAACGGTGGCGATTTAACTAATATTGCTGGACAGTTTAATACAGCAACAGGAATTGATGCAGCCAATATTGTAATTGACGGTGATGATTTTGTTTCACCAACTACAAGCAAAGGGCCTGAAGAAAATGTACCAGGACAAATTTTAGATACACTTGACTTACAAGTTTATGAACGTGTAAATGACGGACAAGGTGCAATTACTGTGCAAAATTTCCAAACAGATGGTGTAAGTGCAGAATACTACATTGAAAGTTTACCTTCAAATGAAGATAGTGTTATTGTCAAATTAGATAATGTTGTTTTAGAAACTTCACAATATGAAATAGATTACGCAGAAAAAGTATTAAGAATTAGTGATAGTAGTTTGTTACCAGTAGGTAAGCATCTTTCACTATTGACAATTGGAACAAATGGGTCTAATATTATAGAAAGCGATACTTTTACTGGCGATGGTAGAACTAACAATTTTGTTACTTACTACAAGTTTGAGCAAAACATAACAGCAGTAGTAAGTGTAAATGGTGTTGTATCAACATCATTTACTTTAGATGCTTCAGGACCTGAGTACGGCGATAATTCAAACAAAATTATGATTGTGTTTGGCGAAACTCCTCCGCTTAATAGTATTATTACATACACGTTATACAAAGGAACAGGCAAACAATATAGTCAACTTGCAATTGATGATACATTCAACAGAAATATTACAACTAATAGGTCTCATACATTTGGTGTAAATGGTGCTGTACCGTTACCATTTAACAAAAAGCCGTTTAGTCATAATATTCTAGTTAAGGTTGGCGATAAATTCTTAGATGCAGGTTACGTCAAAAAACATACATTAACAACTGCAAGAACATATGAAATAGACAATTGGCAGTTTATAGATCAAACATTAATAAAACAAAACGATGTGTTAATTTATATTAACGATCAAATAGTTGATCCAGTAAATTATGTGTTCAGCACTATAGATGGAAGAATTGAATTAACAACTAGAGAAATAGGTAAAAGCGGAGATATAATGCGTGTGTACTTGTTAAACAATAGCGAATACTTCTTTGTTGACACAGTAGTTAAATTAACAAACGCAGGAACTCTTTACGAATACAATCCATTAGATAAAATTAACTTTGAGCTAGATGATAGTTTGAGTGTAATTGCAACTGTACAAGAATACACAAAGTCTGGACAGGAAGTTACTATTAAATTACAAGGATATGTAAGAGATCTAGTTTTACTTGCAGGTAGAGATGACACACCTAGTTTGTGGTCAGATGATAGCACACAATTCAAAGTTGATAGTATTAGTGTTGTTGAAAGTGATAGACTGAGTCTTAAAGATATTCCAAATGACGATGTAAAAATCTATGTATTTTCTAACCACGACACAAATGAATTTGAAAGATTAAGTTTACGTGTTGCATATGAAGATGAAAATGCTCCAGCAGGTTCAGATAATTATCTACAAAGAAACTTATTAAGCAAAGGTGAAATAAAACTAGATAAGAAAATACCAGGACCAGAATATGCTTGGGTATTTCTAAATGGAAAATTTTTAACTTCGCAAGCAGATTATACACTTTCTGATAATAGAGAATATATTGTTTTAGCAGAACAACCAATCAAAGATGATAGGATTGAAATACTTTATTTTACAGCAGAAGTAAGTAAGAAAAAATTTGCCTATAGAATATTCAAAGATGTGTTAAACAGATATCATTACAAACGTATTAACAGTGCAATGGAGTATGAACTTGCAACTGATTTGAATTGGTATGATTTATCTATTAACCTAAAAAGTTCAGATGGTTTAGATGAGCCAAATAGAGAACTTGCAATACCAGGAATTATTTTTGTTAATGGCGAAAGAATAGAATATTTTGTCAAGCAAGGAAATATCTTAAGACAATTAAGAAGAGGAACGCTAGGTACTGGTATTAAAGATGTGCATTCTAGAAACAGCAGAGTATTTCATCAAGGTGTAAGTGAAACTATACCATATCAAGATACAACACTAACACAAACATTTACAGGTGACGGTACAGCAACAACATTTAATCTAAACTGGACACCAGCAAGTATAAATGAGTTTGATGTGTTTGTTGCTGGTACTAGATTGAGAAAAGCTACGCCAATTGCAAACGCAAATGACGGAATCGACTATAATTATTATGAGTACGATAGCACATTAGATCAAGATAGTCCAGGAGGAGATGTAGCAGTTCCAGCAGAATTTACTGTTGAAAACAATATTTTAACATTGGTTACTGCGCCTCTTGCTGATACAGAAGTAAGAATAATTAGAAAAACTGGTAAAATTTGGAATGATGACGGAGTAAGTCTTGCAAATAGTAAAAATACTGTAAGCAGATTCCTAACAGATAGCACATATAAGCTCGCCCGATAAATACAATAAGGATAGTATTATGATAGAAAAAGAACATAACGGTGTACACATAGAGGGACATATAAAAATATATAACCCTGAATCAGGTTTTGTGTTTGTAGATAAACGCAATGCAATTCATTATGAAAATATGAGTATCAGTCTTGCTGAAAGTTTAGGCAATATTGGACAAGGTTTTATTAGTGAAATGAGTTTTGGTAATGGCGGAACTATAGTTGATCCAACAGGCATTATTACATATCTTACTCCAAATTCAACAGGAACAAATGCAAGTTTATACAACCAAACGTACACCAAGGTTGTAGATGCTAACAATGTTAATAATACTGATCCTTCTAGAAATAAAATTGAAACTAGACACGTAAGTGGAACAAACTACACTGACGTTGTTGTAAGTGCTTTACTTGATTACGGTGAACCAGACGGGCAAGATGCATTTGATACAGCAGCAGATACAGAACAACAATTTGTATTTGACGAGCTAGGATTAAGAGGTTACAGTGCAAGCGGTACAGGAAGATTAATTACACACGTAATTTTCCACCCAGTACAAAAATCACTTAACAGACTAATTCAAATTGACTACACTGTAAGAGTACAAAGCCTTAGCGGAGGTAACAGCTAATGGCATATGAAATTCCTTTTACAGACGAGGCAAACAAAGGTACGATTACTGTTGAAGACAGCAGTATTAATACTGATACAAGTTTAGGCCTAATAGGTAGAAACCTAACAGATTACGGTAGTAGTGTAAATACAAACTTTTTGCAAATGCTAGAAAACTTTGCTAATGCAAATCCTCCAGGTAATCCTGTAGAAGGACAACTTTGGTATGATACAACTGCTGGCATAGATCAATTAAAAATTTATGATGGAACACAGTGGGTATCAGCTGGTGGTGTTAAAAAGTCAGCAGTACAACCTGCTGTTGATAACAGTACAGTGGGTGATATTTGGGTTGACACAGAAAACAGTCAAATGTACATTTATACAGGTAGTGGATATGTATTAGTCGGACCTTCATATAGCAGTGCAGAAATCACTGGTGCAATTTCTATTATTGTTGATAGAGCAGACGATCAACCAGCAAAAAAACTTACAGCAATATATGCTGAAAATGTTATTGTTGCACTTATAAGCGATGAAGAATTTGCTCCTAAAGCAAATGTTGCTGGGTATACATCTACTTTTCCAATTAAAATTGGTATTAACTTAAACAGATCTTTAACAAGTGTTCTTAATGGTACAGCTGAAAAAGCAAATAATATGGTAATTAATAACTTACCAGTTCCTGGCACAAGTTTTGTAAGAAATGATGCAGAAGCAGGCAAGCAAACTATTGACACACCATTAAGAATAAGTGATAACAGAGGGATAGATTTTGGGCAAACAAAAACATTAAGTGTTTTTGTAGAAGATTCAGACAGTGTTATTGAACACTCTGGCACTGGTACATTAGACTTAAGAACAACAATTACATCAACACCTGCAATAAGAGTAAAGTCAGATGCTGTTGTAAATCAAATTGGTATAAACAATGCAAGTCCTACTGAATCTTTAGATGTCACAGGTAATATATTAGCAAGTGGAACAATAAAAACAACTGATACAACAAACTCAACAAGTAGTATTACAGGTGCAATTACAACACCTGGGGGTATTGGAGTTGCTTTAGATGCACACATTGGAGGTACGTTAACAGTATCAAGTAATATTACAGCAGAAAATATTATACCTGAAAATGATAACACACATAACTTAGGAACTGCTTCATTATACTATGATAATTTGTATGCAAATAGAATAAACACAACTTCTATTCAACCAAAAGCTGGAAGCAGTTTAGCTATAACTGGTACACTTACAGGTACTTCAACAAGTGCAGGAAAGTTAAACAGTGCAACAACTTTTAGACTTCAAGGCGAAGTTTCAGCAGATAGTTTTACATTTGATGGACAAACAGGCGGACTTACAAAGACACTTGCAAATAGTGTAATCGATCCAACTTTTGTAACCAATAAAGGTGCATTGCCTAGCAGTATAGTAGGCACAGATGAATTTTTAGTTGCAAGAGGAAGTGACTTATATAAAACAACACAAAGTGATATAATTGGTAGTATTCAAACAATTCCAATTGGTACAGTAACAGCATATGCTGGAGGTGTTGCTCCTGCAGGATGGTTAATTTGTAATGGCGATGCTTATCAAGATACTGTATACAATTTATTGTTTGCTATAATTGGCACAACATATGGTTCGGCAGGTGGAGGTACATTTAGAGTGCCTGACTTAGCAGGTAGACATCCTATTGGATTGCTAGGAGTTCCATCTAATAATAACAATAGAATCTTATCAGGGTCAGGTACAATAGGCGGTGTAAGCGGTAATCCTACTTCAACTATTGCTACATCTAATTTACCTGATCACACTCATTCACTTGAAAGTGATACAGGCGATCAATTTTATGCAACTACAACTATTGCATCACAAACAGGTTCTAATACAAGTGCAGGTGGAGCCGCAGCTGACGGAGCAAGCGGTACTAAAATATCAGTTACAGGCAGCATACCAGGTGCAACTAATACTCCTTTAGATACAACTGATCCATTTGTAGCAATGAATTACATTATTTACACAGGGCAGATAATATGAGTTATAGATTAAACAAAACTGACGGTACACTTTTAACCGAACTGATTGATGGTAGGATTGATAATACTACTACTGACTTAACTTTTATTGGCAAAAATTATCAAGGCTTTGGCGAAATACTAAATGAAAACTTTATTAAGTTATTAGAAAGTTTTGCAAACGTATCAGCACCATCAAAACCTATCAAAGGACAAGTTTGGTTTGATACAGTTACTGACAGATTAAAAGTTTATGATGGATCAACATTTAGAAGCACGGATAGCAGCGTTGTAAGCGGCACTGCGCCGTTGGAAAAAGTTGTAGGCGATATTTGGATAAACAGTGCAAATAACCAAGTTTATTTTTGGGACGGTACTGACTGGATATTGATAGGACCGTCATATACAAAAACACAAGGTCTAAGCGGAATAAAAGTAGATACTATAAAAGACACTTTTGGCTTAGATAAAGTTATTGTGCTTTTTTATGTAGCTGGTACACCTTTAGCAGTATTAGCAAGAGAAAATTTTACACCTGGTTTAGAATTAGTTGGATACACAGATTTAAAACTTGGGTTGAATATAAACAGAAACTTCAGCACATTTATATTTGGTGGCATTGCGGATAAAGCACTTGCAATTACTGACGAGTTTGGCGCAGAGTTTAAAATTAACGATTTTATCAGCGCAACTGATCCTGCTGGTGATACTATGGCAGGCAGACTACGTGTTGCTACAAATACAGGTTTGATATTTGGTGCAAACGAAAATCATCAAATGAAAGTTACTGGAAACACAATACAGTTTGTCAATAATATCACAAATGAAAATTATGAAATAAATCTTAAAGGCTCGGGTGGAGCATATTCTGCACTATTTTATGATACAGCAAATAAACGATTAGGAATTTATAATAATTCTCCTGATCCAACAATATCAAGGACCGAAGGGTCACCAATAAACGAAGGTGTAGTAATTGGTACAAACGGAGATCAAAAAAACTTAATAGTAAATGGAGATTTGCGTGTTGCAGGTGAACTACGTGTTGGCACACAAGTTACAGAAGATGTTAAGTCTTTAAGAATAGCAGATAAAAACATTCAACTTGCTATACCAGAGGATAGCACACTTTTAGATAGTTCAAGCGAATTTATTGATGATGCTGGTTTGCTTATAGAAACCACAGGCGGCAGTATTAAGTGGACATATAGAATTGGCACACTAGCTTGGACAACTGACGATAATATTAATATTACAGATATCAATGGTGCTTATATGATGGATGGCACACCGTTGTTAACTAGAACTTCGCTTGCTGCAACTGTAACAGATGCACCTGGACTTGTTAACATTGGTAGTTTAGGAAGTATTACAGTTGATAACATTAGTATTGACGCAAACAGAATTACAAACACAGCAGCAGGAATTGAATTAGTATCAAACGGACCAATTGAAGTTGTAGGAACACCAGTTGAAATACAGGGTGTAAAAACACCAATAAGTCCAAGAGCTGTTGCAGAAAATCCAGCACTTACAGAATCAGATAATGATGCAGTTACAACAAAGCAATATGTTGATACTGAGATTGGTGCTAAGACATTAATTTTTGGTATTGATGTTACAGGAATGACAATCACTATCAACAACGGTGCCGGCGTAAACAATGATGTTTTAGGTGTATTAGAATCATTAGTTGATCCTTCTACATTGCCAGGCGGAACACAAGCTGTAATACACGGAAGTTCAATTGCGCCAACTGGCACTGATACTGCTGATGTAAATGCACAATTAAATAAAAGTTTTACTGCTGTTGACAGCGGCGGTACACAAAACGTTAGTGTGTTGCAAGACTTTAGTGTAGGTCCTGTACCAATTGCACCAACATTCACTGTCACAAGGTATACTATAAAATTTAAAGTAGTTGCCGGAACTTGGGAACACGTATCAACAGCAGCGTATCCATAAAACAAATAAATATACTATATGAGGAACAACGATGGCATACATAATTAACAGATTTAGCGGAGAGCAGCTACTATCGCTTGAGGACGGTACAGTTGATAATACAACTGACTTGAAATTAATTGGTAAGAACTATAGTGGATATGGCGAAGCGCAAAACGAAAACTTTTTGTTTTTATTAGAAAGTTTTGCAGGAGCAACTAGTCCAAGCAAAGCACTAAGCGGACAAGTTTGGTTTGATAGTTCAGTAAACAAACTAAAATATTATACAGGAACAACCTGGAAAACAGCAGGCGGTGCAGAAGTAAGCTCTTCGCAACCAGCAGGACTTGTTGAAGGTGACCTTTGGTATAACAGCAATACTAATCAGTTATTTGCAAGAACTAGTGCAAATGAATTTATTCTTGTAGGTCCACAAGCTGCTGGATCAGGAACAACACAATTATTAAGTACAAATGTTGCAACTTCGCCATCAGATGTAACAGTACCAGTAATAATTGCATTAATCGATAACAATCCAATTTTTATGACTAGTGATGTTGCTTTTACACCAAGTAGTAATCAGCCTGCTTCATTAGACGATTATGATATTCCAGGACATTTTCCAGCTGTGAAAAAAGGTATTACACTTATTAGAACACCAAGTACAGGTGTAACAGGTGTAGATGATGATACAGTTTTACCATACTTTTGGGGAACCGCAAGTAACTCTCTTAAATTTGACGGATTAGATTCTAGTCAATTTATTAGAAGTGTAGGCCCTGGTTTATCTGTAGACTTTCAGGACGATGCTGGTATCAAGGTTGGCGATAGTTTAGACTTTCAAATGCACGTAACAAACGGCAACGAAGCAACACTATCTAATCTTATTGGAGATGAAATAAAATTTCAAACATATACATCAGGCACTGGCTTACTTGAAATTGCAAGATTTACAAATGGTGCAGATATTGCACTTGTACCAGGCATTGATAATGCGTATAAACTTGGTACAGCAAGTCTACGTTGGAATACAGTACACGCAACAACATTCAGTGGTACAGCTACAAAAGCAAATGCGCTTGTTGTTGGAGGAAATGATCGTATAGGATCAGTTACAAGTGATCCAGACACAGTAGCAGTTAGAGACTCAAATGGTAATCTTGTTGCAAATGTATTTACAGGTACAGCAACTCGTGCTAGGTATGCTGACTTAGCAGAAAAATATAAAACTGGTTCAGAATTAGCACCAGGAACAGCAGTAGCAGTATGCGGAGACGTTGATTGCGAAGTATGCCCTGCAAATCATAGTGATATGCCTATAGGTGTTGTATCTACAGATCCAGCATATATGATGAACAGCGATGCTGACGGGCAATACATTGGTTTAAAAGGAAGACTTCCTGTAAGAGTAAAAGGTGCTGTTGCTAAAGGCGAAGCAGTTTATGCTTGGGAAAATGGCGTTTGCGGCACTTATGAAAATGTTATGGTTGGTATTGTAAACACAGTAGCACTTGTTGGAATAGCATTAGAGTCTAATGATAATGAAGATGAGAAACTAGTTGAGTGTGTGCTTAAAGTATAAGTATATAAAAGGTGAAAGTATATGGTAAATCAAATAATTTCTGCTGCGAGGTACAATTTTTTACAATCAAGAATTGGTAATCTTTTAGGAGTAGGCGTAGGAACAAGTGGATATAACCAAGCTGTTACTTCTACCCAGGTACCAAAAGAAAACTTAGTCCTTGCTACTGAAATGAATGCACTATATGCTGATCTAATAAAAATTAGAACACATCAAGTTGGTACAGAACCAACAGCATTAATTAAGCAAGTTAAAGACAATGCTACACAAATCACTATTGCAAATGCTTATATTAATACTTTAAATAACAATGTAGTTACAATACAAACAAACGAAGTACATATGCTAATTGAAGGTTTGTGGGTTGATTATATTATTGGTGTTAACGGTATGACACAACTAAACAAAGTTTCTGGTTATGCCAAAGTATTGAGTGCAACTGAATTTGAATTATACAGCAATTATGATAGAACATCAGGAACACCTTTAACTAATCCTATTGGTGATGTTAGTTGGGGAACTTATACGTCAGGTGGATCATTTTTTCATACAATTGGAGAAGAATCATATCAAACATATGAATCATTAACAACATTATGTGAAAATGCAAAACATAATGTAGATTCTACACAAGCTGATCCAGCAGTAAAAGATTCAGTAACACGTACAGATTTATGGGGCGGTACATCTACTCCTCAACAAGTGGTTCACGAATTTACAGTAACCTTTGCTGATGCAAACAATCGTAGAGGTTTTTTCAACGCTGGAGGCGAATTAAGATTTACAGCAAGTATTGTAAACTTACCTTCACCAGGTGATGATAATTATCAAAAAACAACAGACTGGGCTGCTATGCTCACAAATATGGGAACAATAAAATTTAATTTTGCAGATACTGTAAGTTCAAATAATGTTGGTACCGGTAGTGCTATTGGAAATTATGACTTGACAAGTTCATATCAAGTAATATATACTAAAACAGGTAGTGGCGTATACATAGAAAATGATTACATAATATACGCTAAAGAAAACAGTGCAAAACAAATACAATTCAAAGTAGAATTTACAGATGACGCTAATGGCTCTGGAGGAGCTGACGAAAGAGTAGGAGGAGAATTGACTAGTGTACTTTCAGAATATCGTGCAACAGGACCATATGTTGAAAACGTCACTCCTACGATTACGAGAATACAAAGTTTGTAAGGAGTCTTAATGCCAGTCGGAACACCAATACTTGCATCAGACTATAATGGTATCCATAATCTTATGTCGCCAATTGTTGGCCCTACTACAAGTAACGTAAATCTTGGATACGGACGTACACTTTTAAGTGGCTTAGTTGTTGGAGGCAGCACTCCTGGTGTTAGCGATGTGATTACCAGTTTACAGCAATACAATATTTGGAAAGATTTACAAGCTGGACATATACATCAGTTTGGCACAGATAATACACGAATAGCATTAAACAGAGTTGATGTAGGAGATATAATCGAGTGGGCCAACATAACAGACTTTCAATTGTTTGTCAACGATTTAACATCATTTAACAGAAATACCACTGAATTTCCTGTTGCTAATTTTGACGAAGCTGGTATGCTCACAACAAGTAGTACAAGTGTATCAAGTGTAAGAAGCAGTAATTGGGGTACAGGTGCTAATTATAGAATAGGTCATAGAGTAACTGTTAGCTGGAGTAGTGCAAATGCACGTAATCATTATTTTAATGCCGGCGGACAAATACGTTTTGATGCTAGTTTGACAGGCGGTACAAGTGGTACAGCAAACAGTAAAGATCAGGATTGGCAACGTATTCTTAATGAAATGGGCAAAATACGTTTTTGGAAAAAAGCAACAAACTATTTTACAGAATCATTAGGAACAGGCGGAACTGGTAGCGAATATTCACTAGGTTCAATAAGCACAAACAGTGCAACTAGTGGTGGATTTTTTAACAGTGCTACTAGGTTATATACAAAACAAGGTGGTGGTGTTTCAGGAGGTAATCCGGGTGGTATTCCTAGTACCCAAATTTATGATGATAACGAATATCAAATCAATTTAGTAATTCCAAACACCAGTCAAATGATATTTGAAATTATATTTGATGACAGTGATACAGGTACAGGTTATCAGGTAGAATCAGGCGAGCAAGGTTCACCAACTGACGAACAAGTTACTGGTACAATTACAAGTAATCTTTTTACTTATACACCTAATAGTACTTTTAATATTGGCGCAAGTACGTTTGATGCGATTGTACAAACAGCACCCACAGGTGCAGTAAATAGTTCACTTTAACCATTGACAATGCTAAAATTTAGTTATATACTATACATCGTATAGATAGGAGATAACTATGGACGAACGCCTAGAAAAAGCACTTGAAATTAGTAATTATATGGCAACTTTTGATAATCAAAAAAGATTACTCAAAGAACAATATAAAGAAAATCTTGTACTGCATTACAAAGGCGGACAGTTTTCTATCACACGTGAACTTATAAGTTTTTGTCAAAGTTTACTTTCTCTTGAACAAGAGTCAACAATTTTAATTGATGATAATGACATTCCTGTTGACTGTCACGATTTACAAGAATTTACAAATGCAATTCTAAATAATTATCAATCATATTCAAATAGATTCTTAACAGACTATAATAAACTTATGCAAGAAAGATCAGTTGAAAGTATTATGAATTTATGAGCCAAGGCGTACTGCTATTTGCATTTAACAATGAAAGCATAAATTACGTTAAGCAAGCTGTTTTTTGTGCAAATCGCATAAAAAAATATTTAAATTTACCAGTAAGTATAGTTACTGATATAGACAAATGTGATTGTTTTGGCAAGTATTTTGATCAAGTAATCAAAGTAGAAAAGGGTTTGACAAGCCGTAAAGCCTATAGGGATGGATCACTTAGTAAACGTGTGCTTGCATTTAATAATTACGGTAGAGAAAATAGTTTTGATTTATCTCCTTATGATGAAACTATTGTAATGGATACTGATTATATTGTTGCAAATGATAAGTTGTTAAATTGTTTTGAACAAAACAAAAGTATTTTATTATATAAAGATGCAACACATTTAGGAATATATAACGGTACACCAGAATTTCAATCTATTAGTGACAGCGGTATAGATTTTTATTGGGCTACTGTAGTTTATTTTAAGAAAAATGATATCAGTGAAATATTTTTTAACTTAATAAAACATATTAAAGAAAACTATATGCACTATAGAGGTGTTTATCAATTTAAAAATACTGTATATAGAAATGATTTTGCATTTAGCATAGCTGTGCATATATTATCTGGTTATACAAAAAATAACTTTGTTGGTACATTGCCTGGTAAAAAGTTTTATGCAATTGATAGAGATATATTACTATCAATAAAAGATGATGTATTTCAAGTTTTGGTAGAAAAACAAGATAGACTTGGCGAATATACTTTTGTAAAATTCAAAGGAAGTAATTTACACGTTATGAATAAGTTTAGTTTAGCGAGAGTTATGGATGAGTAATAACTTTACAATGCTCGCACAAAACACTGAAGTAGATTATGTGCAACAAGCATATTTAAATGCTATGAGCATTCGTGCAACCAACGAAAATGCAAAAATATGTTTAATAACAAATGACACAGTGCAAGACAAATACAAACAAGTTTTTGATGACATAGTAGAAATACCTTGGGGCGACCACGCTGAAGATAGTGATTGGAAGATAGAAAATAGATGGAAAACATATCACGCTACACCATATGATGAATGTATTGTTATGGATACTGATATGCTTGTGTTACAAGATATAAGCAACTGGTTTAATTTCTTAAAAAATTATGATTTATTTTTTACAAGCAATGTTTACACATATAGAAATGAACTTGTTACAAATGATTACTATAGACATACATTTTCAAAAAATAAACTACCAAACTTGTATAGTGGATTACATTACTATAAAAAATCAGATATTGCACACGAGTTTTATACCTGGTTAGAAATGATTACAAATAATTGGCAGCAATTTTACAGGCAACACACAGGTGGTAAAATGTATCAACGTAAATGTAGTATAGATTTATCAAGTGCTATTGCTGTAAAAATTATGGGTATAGAAAATAAAGTTACAAATCCACGTGCTAAATATCCTAGCTTTATACATATGAAACCAAGAATACAAAATTGGCAAAACAGTGTAATAGATAGTTGGCAAAATCGTGTAGGCACATATTTAGGTGAGGACTTACAACTTAAAATAGGTAATTATACACAAACTGGTGTTTTTCATTATACAGAAGATAACTTTGTTAAAAATCGTATAATTACTGTATATGAGAAATATTTAGGATTATAATGAGAATTACAATTAGCACAGACAGATATGTTTGTTTTGATGAAAACGGAGTAATTGATAAAATTACACGTAAACCTGATGAAAACTTTGAAAACTTGTTAGTAGATTTTGAAGATGTCAGACATTTTAATGAAGGCAAGGAATCACTACGTGACTACAAAGTTGAATATGATTTTGTAGAAAAGAAATATGTTTTAAAAAGCAGGCAACAATACAATGAAAGTTTTGATACACAAAATTTTGTGTATGAAATACCACACGAAGTTGAAGATACATATGAAATAAAAATAAAACAAAATAATGTCGATCAATGTTGGGAACTAGAACTAGATAAAAAATTTTTAGATTATGTTGAATCTCAAAGTATATCTATTGATCCTAGTAATCAAGTTTATAGTGTAACTAAATTATACGACCCTAATGTTTTGTATAAAACTTTAGACTTTAGTAAAACTAAAAAAATACCTTTTGATAGCAAGTTTGAATTTGACAATGTTAGCGTTAGCCTTTATACTATAAGAAAGTTTTCTACGTACTACCACGAGGTTGTAAATGGCTAATACGTTCCGTGTTATAGATTATGATATTGTTTATCTAAGTTATGATGAACCTAATGCAGAAAAAAACTATGCAGATTTGTGTAGAAAAGTGCCTTGGGCAAAGCGTGTACACGGAGTAGAAGGCAGCGACAGTGCCCATAAAGCCTGTGCTGAACTTAGCGATACAGATAGATTTATTACAGTTGACGGAGATAATTGTATACGTGATGATTTTTTATCACAAGCAATTAATTTTGATGAAAATTTAGATCTAACTGATAAAGTTATAAGTTGGACAGCAAAAAATATTATTAATGGTTTATCGTATGGCAATGGTGGTATAAAGTGTTGGCCTAAACAATATGTTCTGGATATGAAAACACACGAAAATGCGCCTGTTGATAATCCACACGCTCAAGTAGATTTTTGTTGGAATACTGAATATGTGCAAATGGAAGGCACATTCAGTGATATACACAACAATGGCACACCACATCAAGCGTGGAGAGCAGGATTTAGAGAAGGTGTCAAAATGGCATTGGATAGAGGCGAACGTGTATCTATAGATAATTTTAACAACAACCATTGGAAGAATTTACATCGTTTGTATATTTGGCTTATGGTAGGTGCAGATATAGAATACGGACGTTGGGCAATTTATGGTGCTAGAGAAGGTTTGTACAAAACAATGTGTACAGATTGGGACCATATAAATGTTAGAGATTTTAAATATTTAAATGAATATTGGGATAACAAAAAACTAGATGATGAAGCTATGTTTCTTGCTACTGAAGATTACGGTGTTAAACTTATTAATGAACTTTTATTGCCTATAGCAATAGAGCCATTAGATGCCGGGCAGAGCAAGTTTTTTAAGACTGTGTACCAAAATCCAATAAGAGATAATAGCAAACAGTTTTTGGCTAGAGAGTAAAATGGAACGCAGCGAAAGCGAAGAGATCAAACGTATTGATACAATTACGCAGGAAATATCTCCTACGTTTTGTTTTGCAAAATGGTATCACGCTAACATATATTTTCAAACAGGTGAAACACATAGTTGTTATCATCCCGCTCCTCATAAGATTGATACTGCACCCTTACTAGAAAATCCAAGTGCTATACACAACACAGCACAAAAGAAAAAAGAACGTGCCGCTATGATGCGTGGCGAGCAACCTGCTGGTTGTAACTATTGCTGGAAGATTGAAGCAATGGGTAAAGATTATGTTAGTGACAGAAAGCAACGTAATCAAACTATTTTCTTCAAACATAGACTAAAAGCAGTAAAAGAAGGTGGCGCAGAGTTTGACGTAAATCCAGAATACTTAGAAGTTAGTTTTGGTAATGAGTGTAACTTCCGTTGTGGATATTGTCATCCAAAAGCCAGCAGTAGATTTTATCAAGAAATAAAACAGCACGGTCCATATGATATGGTTCAAAATCATAGATGTGATATTGATTGGTTTAAAATATATCAAGAAGAAAACAATCCTTATTTAGATGCTTTTTGGAAATGGTGGCCAGAGCTCAGTAAAGAATTACATATTCTACGTATTACTGGTGGCGAACCTACAATACAGCAAAGTACATACAGACTATTTGATATGCTTGATGCAGATCCAAAACCAGAACTAGAACTTAACTGTAATAGTAACTTAGGAGGTAAGCCAAAACAACTTGCAAAGTTTACCGACCGTGTAAATCATTTATTGACAAATAATAAAATAAGACGTTTTAAAATGTTTACAAGTATTGATACTTGGGGTAAACGTGCAGAATATATTCGTGACGGATTAGATATTGAAGTTTTTGAACGTAACTTAGATTATTTTATGCGTAACTGTGATGCACCAATGGTGCTAATGATTACATTCAATATTTTTAGTGTAACTACATTTAGAACATTACTTGAAAAAATATTAGAATGGCGTGGTAAGTATAATGACGTAGAAACGCATAGATGGCAGCGTTTAGGTTTTGATACACCACACTTAAAAGAACCACTGCAATACGATATGAATATATTGCCCAAAGAATATTTAAGTTATATGCGTGATCATTTGCAGTTTATAAAAGAAAACGTTGACGATGAACGCAAAGATGCATTTAGTACATTAGAATATGAAAAGTTTAGACGTGTTGTAGATTATATGGAAAGAACTGAATATCCATTAGAAAAAGTTATACAAGGACGTCAGGACTTCCACAAATTTTTTAAAGAACAAAATAGAAGACGTGGAGTAAATCATATTGAAGTTTTTCCAGAAATGGCAGAATTTTTTGATTTATGCGAAACATATGTTTAAAATAAAATTATACAATAACGATGTAGATTTATCTGAATTTTTTATAGAAGCACACAAGAAAAAGTTCTATAATAATAGCAGTCAAGAAATGCTTATTGATTATATTAAAAAATATGAAGATGCTAAACTTTGGTTATTGTTACATAATAATAATGTTGTTGGTACAGTAGTAGCACATAAGTTAGAAGAACTTGGAATATTAGGAAAAGATGCTTACAGAATAGGTGCAAGAACTTGTGTGTTAACACATCTAATAGGAAAAGATAGAGTAAAAAGTCTGAAAGGTAAAACTGATATACACTATTCACACGCTTCGCAATTTTTATTGCCTGCGTGTATAGAAGGCGTTGGCAGAGATAAACCCTTGTATCTTAGCACACATACTGGTGATGTTGGTAGTCAAAACAAAGTCCATAATTTTTGGGCAAAGTATTTCCATAAAGCTGGTGTTCTACAAAATCCGTTAGAACTTGAATACAAAGGTACATTCCAAACTTTTTGGAAAATTAATGTTGATAAATTTTATGAAACTTTATCTTTGTCTAGATGGTCTGAAGCAGAGGAAGTTATACCTATCCTAAATCAACCCAACTAGTGCCGTTGTAACCTTGAAACTTTTTAGTTGATTTATTGAATATAATCATACCTTCATCTGCAAAATCAATGTCAGTTTTTTCAGCTTCTGTAAATCCTTTTGACTTCATAATTGGTACTGATAAAACACCTCTACCGTCAAAATTTAAGCCAGTTGGATTATCCCAAAATGCACTAGGTAAACTTCTTCCATCACTCAACGTAATTGCAAAATCTGTTGGATATATTTCTAAGTCTGGATCTGGTGTTACGTCTGTGTTTGCATAAAAACCAAAGCCACCTCCAATTTTATATGCCAACCCGTCCCAAGCGTGTACAGTGTTTACCATCATATGATCTCCAGGGTTTAGTGGAAGCATATTTTCGTGATCACCGTTAAAAGCAAAATAATTGACTTGTCCTAAGTTAGAAGTGTTAACTGGATTTGATTGTAGTTTAAAACTTATATTGTCAGCATATACTTGTATTGTTTCTGTACTATTGTAACCAATATTAATTTCGCCTGTTGCGCCGCCTTCTAGTCTTACTTGTCCTTCATTTACAGTAAGCACCGGTGCTTTAGTTTCATCAAATACTTCGCCAATTACACTTCCTCTATACTCTGCAAGCACACTTGGTTTATCTGTGCCTTCCCAAGCCATTAAAGTAAGCACAGGATCATCGTCCCAGTATGCAATGTTACCTTTGTACATTGTTTCTCTGTCGGTGTTTCCTAGTTTCAGCACAGCACTTTTTGAATCTGGATGTTCAAGTCCTGCTCTTAATACGTGATGTTTTAAAGTGTCATTCCAAGTTAATACGTGTTCGTCATCCGGTGTTAATATTCCGCCTTTTAAATTTCCGTTAACTGTTCCGTTTGATCCGTCAACAATAATGTCACCGTTTTCGTAAACAATATTACCTTTCAAGTTACCTGTTACATCTCCTAAAACAGTTCCTGAATGTACACCATTACTTGGACCTATTAGGTTACCCATAAATGTACCATTTACATTACCTACTAAGTCTACTTCGCCGTGGTGTTTTCCGTATGTATCACCTACAATTCTGTCAACAACTAACGTTTTTGTATTAGCATCATAAATCATATCCCCAGCAGAATTTACAATATTGCCTTCGAAATTACCTTTGATTAAACTACGTGCAGCATCTAATATAACGTTATTTGCGTTGTCTTTAACATTTCCTACAACGTCCATATGAACAGTGCGACTTGCTGCATTAATTAATACATCGCCTTCTTCATTTTCAACATTACCTACCATAGGTCCATATAGTTTACCAAATGTTGTGTCAACTTGCACTATGCCGTCTTTGTTAACAACATTTGCTTTTATGTGGCTTAGCCAACTATCTATAATTAAAGTACTATCAGCACCTACAATATCTATTCGATACGAATCGCCAGGTATAAAATCAGTCATATTTTTCTCCTACAATGTATTTATTCTAATATTGACAAGAATGGATTTTTTTAGTATAATTAGTGTATGTATGATGTATTTTTAATTGCTGATAAAAGTTTGTTTGAAGAAGATTACAAACGACTTAAGAAAAGTATTCCTACAGTCAAATGTGTAAAAACAATAGAACAAGCACAACGTACTTGTATTACAAAGTTTTTGTGGGTTGTTTATCCAGACTTAGAAATAAAAGAAAACTTTTTATTTGATTACGTTCCTGATGAATGGAGCCAAGACTATATACACGTTTTTCTAAACAATGACGAATACGATGGTATTTCGTTGATACCAAAAAATGCACAAGTGTCACAAAAAGAAGTTGATCATAGATTTTTTGTTAACACAAAAGAAGTTAATATTGTAGCAAGTATGCCAACAAAATATGATATTTTTTATACAGATACATATGAAGATTATGCAAATGCATTAGTAGCATCAAAGACAGATATGTTTTGGTTAGTTCCGCCTACTATAGAGTTGTTGGATGATTTTGAATTTGACACATATTTTACTCATCATAATTCTTTTGATAGAAAAATAAATCACGTATTTCTGAATGGTGAACACCACGACGGTGTTATATTATGCAGTAAGAAATCAAAAATTAGTGCAAGAGAATGGAAGTTTATGTTTATTGCACACAAAAAAGAACATAACAAAATTGTAAGCAAACCTAAACCATATGACATTGTTTTTATAAGTTATCAGGAACCTAACGCTGATGAAAACTATAATCGCATACTAAAACGCTTTCCTCAATGCAAAAGAATACACGGCGTAAAAGGAATACATCAAGCTCATATAGAAGGTGCAAAAATATGCACAACTCCAATGTTTTGGATTATAGATGGTGATGCTGATATAGTTGATGATTTTAATTTTGATTATCAAGTTCCTGTTTGGCAATGGGATCACGTACACGTATGGCGTAGCAGGAATCCTATTAACGGACTTGTATATGGTTACGGTGGAGTAAAATTGTTTCCAAGAGAACTGACACTTACTATGGATACTAGTAAACCTGATATGACAACTAGCATTAGTGATAAGTTTAGAGCAATACAACAAATATCAAATATTACTGCATTTAACACTGGTGAATTTGAAACTTGGAAAAGTGCATTTAGAGAATGTTGTAAGCTAAGTAGTAAAGTAATTGATAGACAAAAAGAAGCCGAAACTGATACTCGCTTGAAAATATGGAGTAGTGTTGGTAAGGATAAACCTTATGGAGAATATGCAATAAAAGGTGCAAAAGAAGGAACTATGTACGGAACTGCTAATAAAGGAAACATAGATGCTTTGAAGTTAATCAACGACTTTGATTGGTTAAGAGAAAAATTTAATGGACATATATAAATTATTAGATAGATTTGAAGTTCTTTATCCAGACGACGAACGTTTTGCAAATCTTAGACGTGCATATATTGATCGTGATATTCTTAGTTTGTTCCGCTTGATCGACAAAGAAGAACTACGTAAAGCAGTGGTAGAAAAAAACATAAACAGTGTTTTTAGATGTGTTGATAATAAAAGAACAGTCGGTGAAATAGAAGATTTGCGTAAAGCAGTTTTAGAACACAATCTTCACGCTTTATTTAGATTGTTACCGGGCAATGACGATTTACGTAAAGCAGTTCTTGATGATAACTTACACAGTATTTTTAGACTTATAGAAGATGAAGATCTAAAAGGACTTATTCTAAATGATAATATTTTTAGTCTGTGGAGAATTATACAATCTTATGTTGACACGCATTTTGTATATGCTTTTAAGACTATGATAAAAGAAGATATTCCATTTGATGAAGATTGCTTCAGCAGAGGACAGCTAGAAAGTAAATTATGGGTTATACAAGAACTTAAAAAAATTGGAATCGATCTTGGAACTATATTTCTTTGTGCAGGTTGGTACGGAACACTGGCAGTAATGTTATTTGAATCAGGATTGACATTAGAAAAAGTTAGAAGTTTTGATGTAGATGAAAGCACCGAAAAAATAGCAGAAATATTCAATAAACATTGGGTAATAAATGGATGGAAATTCAAGCCTGTGATACAAGACATACACGATATAAATTTTGAAGAGCATTGTTATATTGTTGCAAAAAAAGGCGGCAGCGATTTTGAAAGATTATGGGATACTCCTGATACAATAATAAATACCAGCACCGAACATATTGATAATTACAATACTTGGTATAATAAAATACCCGACGATAAATTTATAGTTGTTCAAGGAAATGATTATTTTGAAATAGAAGAACACGTGAATTGCAGTAAAACACTAGAAGAATTCAGCGATAAATCTCCAATGACAACAGTGTTATATGAAGGAGAACTACAATTGCCTAAATACAAAAGGTTTATGAAAATTGGATATAAATGAACTTACACTAAGACAATTACAAACTGAAAGTGCAAGAGCTCTTAGTACAATGCAAGCCACAAACAACAACATACATATGTTCAACAAAAAAGCACATCATAACAGTCAAATGTGGTACAAGGCTGTGATAGAATGGTATATAGACAACTATGGAGATCTGCCTAGTAAAGTTGGCCCAGGAAAAGAAGTGAAGTTAATACACAATGATTGAAATAGATAATACTATAAGTCCGTTGTATTTTCCTAATTCAACTCTTTATTATACAAAGGATGAAAACAGAATTGTGAAGGTATGCAAAAATAGACCTAAAGCTTGTCCTTTGAGTGCTAGTTGGTTAAGACAATATCAAATGATTACTAATGATAACGATTATTTTGTAAAAGTTTATGCTACGAATAATCATAATACAATTGAAATGGAGAAATTGGATATTGTCTGCGATGTAAAACATTTATTAGAATACAAAAATAGAAGATTATATAAGGATTTGTTAAATAAACAAATATTTTTAGATATTATGATTGCAATGCAATCAACTTGGTTATCAATGTTTCAAACTAGTGTATTTGATAATGATAACGATGACGACAGGTATGTATTGCACGGTGATTATACGTTAGCAAACTTAGTTATAACCAAAGATCGTAAAGTCAAACTTGTTGATCCAGATAGTGTTGGATGGTTCGATTTGTCCGAAAGTATGAGGTATGTACGTAAATTTTATATGTCACAAATGGAACTTATGAACAGCTTCCAAGATTTTTATTACTCCAAACAAATTGATATATTAAATAACAAGCGAAAAAAACTACAAAGTAAATTTAGTGATATGAATAAAAATGTATAGATATGAAGACATAAAAGAAGTACATTTAGAAGTTACTCAAAAATGTCAAGCCGCTTGTCCTATGTGCGATAGGAATATGAATGGAGGAGATGATAACCCTCATTTAACAAACGCTGAAATTACGTTACAAAAAGCAAAGAAAATTTTTAAACCCGATTTTATAAAACAACTAAAAACAATGTATATGTGTGGTAACTTAGGAGATCCTATTATTGCCAGAGATACACTTGAAATATTCAAATATTTTAGAGAACATAATCCTACAATGTGGCTTAGTATGAATACTAATGCTGGTGCCAGAGATATGCCTTGGTGGATGGAACTTGCACAAGTATTTGGACGCAACGGTGCTGTAATTTTTAGTGTTGACGGACTAGCAGATACAAATCATTTGTATAGACAAAACGTACAATGGGATAAAGTTGAAACTAATATGAAAGCATTTGTTGCAGCAGGTGGCAGAGCCCGTTGGGATTATATCATATTTCAACACAATGAACA